AAGCTCACCCATTTCTCCTTTGTAAAGATCCTTTACATCAGAGTATGTTTTTGCATTTACCCAAGTAGAATCACCAATCAAGTTATATTTGTTGATTGGGTCGTTCTTACCAATATAGAAACCATCAGGGTATGTCATAGCCTTGTTTAATTCCAAGGTTTGAACCATTAACCTAATGTTACACGCATCTAACACATCACCTGCTGTGAATGTAGCTACTGTGCTTTGGTTCCCGTAATAAGATGTTGCACCTGTTTCGAGTTCTGACCTAACTAATCTGTTCAAAGTCTCACCCATATTTTGTCCAACTAATTCAATCTTCTCCTTCATACCTGAATCAATAGATACAAGTGATAAAAGTTTTGAATGAACCGTGGTCAAACCATACTCACTAAGAGTCATTGCTACTGTTGATGCGTTGATCAAACAAGTAACAGGGTTTGAGGCTTCTCCCAAAGGATCAGTTACCAAAGTTAACGGGTTGTAACGAGTGAAATTCACTGTTCTACCCGATCCGTCTGGATGTGTTCTTATTTGCCCACCCTCCTTGAGGACGAGTTCATATTCTGCACGTGCCAAGAAGACCTTTTCGTAATCAATTTTGTTACTACACTTTTAAAGTGCGAAGTAGACATTTCTGCTACTTTCTCTATATTACTATAGAGTTCGGACTATCGCTTCATCCAACTTTCACTGGAGTTGTTCACTTAGTCTCTGCGGGTGTAAAACTTAAAAAAGCATCAATCTCGCCTTCTTTAAAGTGAAAACCTTTTTTGTGGTTCTCAAGAAAGTTTAACAATCTAGCTCCTTGAAGATATTTTTCAGTTAAATGAGGAAGAATTACTCTTAAAAGATTAAGTAATACTCCTTGCCTCCATATCTGTAGATGGTACATCTGCTTATTGCTTTTTAAAAGACTACTCTTGTAGTTTTTCTTATACAACTTAGCCGATATTCCTTGACCATCATCAAATTGATTTACAATCCTGATGGCTTTGTTGAGAAGTGATAAATCACCTCCTACAATGTGAATACTGTAAACAATTTTTGGTGGTATCGAATGTGTCTTGTTACACGTTATCGATGCTTCTCCATCAATTATTCCAGCTAACCATCCAATATCTTCAGGTTTTACTTCCCTCACGGTTGTCCCTTGCATATATATATCTTATCGTAGTACTACTATATATACAAGTAGGATATTCCCTGATATCAGAACAAATTTTTAAAGTACATTACTATACAGTGACCCATTTACTAGGTCATTACCTCTTGTGCGAGGTTACTTGTCAGTCCAGGGCCAGAACCATCGGTTACTCCACCAATGCCTTCTCCAACTGCTGCCATATATAATTCACCGTCCTTTCTAAGCTAGTCGCTTATCTGCAAAGTCTATTTCAGACGCACAGGTTAAGCGTTTACAATTCCTAGCTCAGCCTCTAATTCCTGAATCGTCTTTTCCTGTGCCGTTTTCTCTGCTTTTCTTACACCAGACGGTCTTAGAGCAGACTGTGATACTTGCTTTGCGATATTCTCACTAGCCTTGCCGTCTGCTGTTGCTGCCATCCCCTGGTAGGGCTCCATCAGTTCATCCACAAATTGTTTGACTGATGCACTGTATGGATTGGCTTTAACAATCTTCTCTACAGCGTTGACAACAGATTTCGAGAGCTTAGGATTAAAGTTTTCACTTTCAGGGTCGAGTTCCGCATACTTACGTATGGCTCCTTCAGCTTCACTATTAATTCGATTAATTGCGTCTGATTGTCTTCGCTTTAGTTCTGCTATTGACTCAGCCTGTTTAAGGATATTAGATTCTCTCTCACTTAACCTTTTGTTAAGTTCGTTAGCATCAATTTCCTCTCCAGGTGCAACAATCGGGTCTTGCGGACTGTATTTTGGTTCAGCTTTAAATGTCGACTGATCCCCTCGGTTTTCTTCCGTTGTAAGTTCCGCAAGTTTCTCTGCTAAAGATTGAGCTTTCTCCTCGGCTGCTTTAGCTCTGGAGTTAAGTTCTCTAACCCTTGCTGTGTAACCTTTCTTCTTTTGGCTCTCAGATGTTTCTACTGTTTCTTCCTCTTGTTCTTCAACTTCGGCTTCTACAGTTTCCCCATCCGTTTGTTCTTCCTCAGACGGCGTATCTTCGGTAGGAGTTTCGGTCTCCTCTTCGTTTATCGCCTTTTTGGGTTCGTCTATTATTTTGACTCACCACCTTTCTACATACCTGTAACGTAATATGAGAATACGGGGGTTATACTCCCCAAGGTTTAAATATTCAAATGTTAAGTTGCTACTGGACGAGTTCTTTGATTCGTCCAATTCTCTCTTTTTCCTTTGCTCCGTTCATTACCTTGTTAGCTGCTGTTACAATTCCTGTTACGGGGTTGAACAGTAGATCTCTTAATTCTTCTTCTTTACCAGCCTTTTTAGGCTTGACTTCCTTTTTACTATCTCCAAATATACCCATCTATGCTCACCTCCTTTTTAATATAGGTTGTCCTTTGTCATTTATTCCTACCATCAACTTTTCCATTCCAATATAGTGTGCGTGGACAAGCTCACAGCCTTTACAAATAATGTAAGGTCCTTCTTGCTTCCACTCATGTACTTCGTTGGGCTCAAACTTGAAGTCTGGCCTGTCGAAGTCTTGTATGTCGATTTCAGGTCCCAATTCATTATCGTCATCATCTAATTGTGCCATTTGGTCGTTCAACGGCTTCCTTTGCATCGTTGACCCTATCTTTGACCCTTTTTATAAAGTCTTTTGCCAGGTTTATTACTATGGCGTTTTTCCCTATTTCCTCAAATGTTAATCCTTTTTCAATAGCTTGAGCGTTGACAAGTTCCAAATTATTCTGTTGATCTTCCATATACGCTAGTAATATGTGCCAACCCTTATGCTGACTAAGGTTATACAGGTGTCTTTCCTCATCACTTACACCTGTTCCTTTTACCTCTTCGTCTTTTGCAGCATTAACTACAAAATCTGGTTTTACTGCTCCTTGTTTCATCCTATTGGTACCTCACCTGGGCTACCTGGTGGACCTGCCGCTGGTGCTGTTGCCCCTGGCGGTGGTGTTTGCCCATTTCCTCCTGGTTGTGCAGGAATTTCAGACCCCTGGAATTGCTCCATTGCCTGTCTAAATTGTTCTGCATCTTGGTTCAGTGTCATTCTGTCTTTTTCTTCATCGGACATTTCTTCTAATATCTTGTCCCAATCCTGTATGCCCATCTTAGATACAATTCTTTTAAAGAGTTCTCCAAATTTAAGATTGTACCCATCTTGTTTCAGTTGAGAGATTAATAAATTACCTTGTGGTGTTTGAGACTTAATGAAAAGAGTCAAAAGCTGAGTTAGATTGTCCTGTTGGGCTTTCTCGTCTACTGCGAATGTTGATCCTGAAATAATCTCATAGTCATAGAGTGTTGAACCAAACTTATCACTTCTAATAGTTAATTTGCCACTCTTCTCATCATACATTTCCTCTATGTCTGGATAGCTCTTGGCAAGTTCCTTAATCTCATCTTCAAAGAGTCTCAGTACAACAGCACTCTTCTGTTTCTTGCTAACTAGGTTAATCATCTTCTTTATTGTCTTTTTAAGGAATTGTTCTACATAGAAACGATCTGCATTGTCTCTGGTGTTCTCTCTGGCTCCTTGCATCTTCAATGCTTCAGGAGTTTTACCCATACCTGGATCTGTTTCAGCACTTACTGCTGTATCGGTTGTTCCAAAAAGATTAAGTATCGCTGCGTTAGCAACTTGATATGTATTGTTAAATGTTGGGATACCTTGCGGTGAGAGAGTTAAGGTCTTGGCTACATTATCAACCTGTCCTCTGGCAAGCCACTTTTCTGTTGGACCCCATTTAAAGGAAGATGCGGAAGCTACATTGTCTTTGTTAATTAATACTGGTGGGAATATACTCATCTTGACTGCATCAAGGTAGAGATTCCAAACAGAGTTAATAACATTTTGCATACTACCTCCTCTTTCAAAATCGGACATACCCATAAAGTCATCTAAGAGAGGAATTGAATACTTAGCTACGATTGGTAGTTCACCGTCATCGTGTGGATTATCTTGATCCCTAAACTCCATATCAGCGTCAACACAGAAGTCTACCCACCTATCTCCTTCATATTGGGTTAATACTTCAAAATATCCTTTACCTTTAGCTGGAGCTGATTGTGGATACTGCGATACTTCCCTTTCAGTTAGTTGTTCTGCCCCTCTGCCTTGTCTACTACCTGTTCTACCTTTAAGATTGCGTACTATCTTGTCAATATTCTTAAATCCGTCCTTTTTATCTAGATTTTCAAAATATGACATAGGTTTCCAGGTTCTAACGATCATATAGTCACTATCATCTACCGAAGCTGCTCCTACCTGTGGGAATACGTCTCTGATGTTAAGTAGCCACAAATCAGGCCCTACATAGCCATTTTTCTTAATATCCCAGTCTACTAAAGCGAAGAAGTTACCATATACGTTGGAATATATGTCAATCATTCGTACTTTGGTTAAAAAGTCAAACTGAGCGTTAGCATTAGGCAAAATATACTTATCTAAAATTAAGTTCATAAGCGTCGAGCCACCCACATCATTCTTTGAAAGAGCTTTTGCCTTACCAACCCCCATTTGAGCCATAACACGATATCCTCGCTCAATAGTTAGCGTGGATAGTTTTGGATCAAATACTTGGGATTTGGTTGTTTCGGAAATTGCGTCTGCTAATTTGTTGTGAAATAGTTTCTCGGCACTATCCCACATCTGGCGTTTTGTGGAAAGATAATCTTCAGCTGCTTGTCTTCTTTGTAATATTTCGTTTCGTATTTCGCTCATAAAAAAACGACCCCTTTTCTGGGAGTCGTTACATAGATGGTTCTAGTATGGACTTCTTACAATCCATTTTAGTTCCGTTTCCTATAGGTTGTCAAGATTTGTGCGTGTATTTCTTACGTTTGTTTTTCACAATGTTAAGTGATGCTAGATTTGCTACCCCATCTTTAAGTTGAACATTTACGGTGATTGTGCCGTACTTTAAGTTCTCAACCTCATTTGACAATATGGCGTGTAACGCTAAGTTCTTGGAAAGATATGCTTTTAAGTCTGAAGTATTGTCTGACATCTACATACTCCGTAATGTTGAAGTCGGAGATAATACCATTATGCACCCGTATGACAAAAGTTAGCAACCCGTCTTTTTTGTTTTGGATTTCTTTTTCAATATCCATATGGGGCTCTGTGTTAATTTTCTTAATTTCCAGAGAATAGTTAATAGTAGCCTCCTGCAAACATCTTACTATCATCTGGAAAGTCATCCCCACCATCACTTGGTCTATATGAAACTACAAAGTATCTGAGGGCATCCATAGCATGATCGTTAGCCTTCACTACTCTACCTGGGTTATTGAGGGTTTCGTCCTTCTCTTCTTTCCATTTGTATGTTTCAAACTCCCGTATTACATTCTCACAGCGCTTATGCACAAAGAGCATTGGTTTCTTGTCAATCGGGGAGACTTTAAGTTTCTCTTGTATCATGTCAATCCCGTGTCCTACCCAATCTGTTCTGTTTGTCCCCATGTCCTTCCTTGCTGCTGATATATATACACCCTTCTGGGCCCAATCTGCCATTACCTGGGGGGCTGTAGGGTCCCCGTAAGAAGCTGTTGGGTGGGGGTATTGTTGGGTTTTACTGGCTATAACCCCACAATGGTAGTCTGCTGACTGCTTTGTTTCGTAATACTCATCAACTACGTAAAATTTCCCCTCCTTACTTACTGCAACCCAGACACAAGCTGTTGGATTATCAAAACCAAAGTCAATTCCCCTGTAAATCTCGAAACTCTCATCAATTACTACGTCATCTACTACGTGGATGTTTCTGTCAAAGTTCTTGTAAACAAGTCCAGATACTTTTCTAAAGTCCGCTACATATTCCTGGAAGAACCAATCCTCACTTTTCTTGGATATAGCGTCTTGTCTCCATTCTTCTAAATCCCAAACGTAGTTAAGTGGTGAATCATAGCTTGTAAAGTGGTAACTGGACCAATCTTTGTATATTTCTTTCTTGGGTTTGGGGTTTGGTAATGATTCTGCTGTCCAGATAGGGCAAGATCTCTTACCTTCCTTATGGGTTTTCATACTAACTTTGTTATGAATTGCACCTTGTTCATAAAGATCCTTAAACCAGTTCATTCCATTAGGAGTCCCAATGAAAAGAGCCCACCCCCGTGTCGTTAGTAACATGGGACGTATAACACCTTCCCAGGAATATTTACTTAGGAAGGCTGCTTCGTCTAAAACAACACCGTGAAGACCTGCTCCCCTGGTCTTTTCTAGATTTTCAATTCCTTTAAGCTCTATACGGGATTTACCTCCCTTACTTGGTATTTCAATAGCAAGATCACTACTATTCTCGTAAGTCCTCCAACCTTCTGTGTTAAGTAAAATGTTACTTTCTGGTTGGCTCCAATGATTATCTTTCCCCTGTTTAATTGTTGGAGAGACTATCCAGTACCTTCCAGGAGTTTTAAGAGCACTTAGCAGTACAGTCCATCTACTAAGAAGAGATTTACCAAAACGTCTTCCTGCAACTACAACTTTATATCTACTCTTGTCCTTATGGATTATCTGCTGAAGCCTGTGAGGTGTATAGTCAATGTTTATTTCCATTTACTAATATAGTATACTACAACCATGCATGGTTATGGGCTAATATATACACACGCCAACAAGAAATATCCCTGTAGAAACAAACTTTGCAAAGATAAGGCAATTAAAAAGGGATGGTTCTGCTACTGGTGTTTCAAACAACCCGCTAACAAAGCCAAAATGGGCATTGTAAAGTAGTATCCTTCTATTATATAATTGATGAGTACGAGTCGAGGGAGATAAAGTTATTTCTTCAGTTTACTGAATTTCCACGAGAAAGGATTACTATTCTTTCTCTTTTTTTTTACTTTAAATTATTATTTAAAAACTAAGGTTGTTCGTGTAACCAACCATATATGTATCTTACACAAAGGGACTCCTACAGAACACGGTAGGGTATTTAATCTTTCTTGTAAGATGGTATGACCATAGGTAGGTAGTGCTAACGTATGGTATATATGTTTTTGATGGTATATGTGTTAAATGGTTGGAACTAGCTATATACAATACTACAAGGCTATACAGTTAATACACTACGCTAGAAGTTAGTGGGAAAATGGTAGTAAACTAGATAAAACCCTACTCTTTTAACAGCCCTTTGAGACTTTTATGCACGTTTACTTGCATTGTTCTATTATCCCCTATGTTTATTTTAGTATTCCCCTGATTTGGTGGGTTTTCTAGTGCTATGATTTTATCCGTTGCAATAGCTGCTGCTGTTATTGCTTCGCTACGGCTCTTCGGTTCTATATCGGCGCTTTCTTTCATATTCTCAATAGCTTTGTTGTGCCAAAGTTGAATAAGGGCTTGCTTCTGAGCTTCCCTTAGGCTCTGTAATTCGCTGCTATTCTTTAGCAGCCTGTCAACTGTACTTTTGGCAATACCGCTTTCCTTTGATATTTCCCTCAATGGTCTATTGAGATTAACTCCCGCTAGTTTATCAATTTTCTTTACAAGTCCCATTATTTCCCATTCTACCATAAACCAATATAACTATAAGACCATGTAATGCTTGACAAGTATAGTTATATATGGTAATATGTACATAGAGTTAATAGCTTAGCACAACAAAACTTATAGCTTATTAGTCTATTAACACTAGAACTTTAATAATTGAATATGGTGCTTGCTAAACCAGAGTTACCTAAGCAAGTCAAATGATTAAGGGTGATCAAAGCAAATACCAGCCATTATTCAATTTAATATATATATTATGAAAGATAAAAAA